CCCGTTTGTTTAAACAAACGGGTGCCCGGGGGGATAAACCCCCTATTCTTCATTACCAAATCCTTGTAACTGAGCCCTTTTTAGGGCCTTTGTAATAAGCGATGACGCAATGAGGATTATCTGTTTATGCTTACGTTCTGTTAACACCTTACTAATATTAGGGGTGTTACTAAGTCCGGTCAGGTCAGATATCCACTGTTGAAGTGGAACATCTTGATCAGGATCGTCATAGTATGATGTCATTTGGTTAGCAAGCTCTCTCGCTTCGCGTTTGAGCTTGTGCCAGACACCTATAACAGGTATTGTAGCAGGACTTATGGGCATGTCGCCAGCGTCACTCCTGATGAATTCAGAAAGCATGGGAAGGGCAATAGCCCATTCCGCATGTAATTCTGATATTTCATCCACTCTCTTTTCTACCCTAGATCGTAATTCCTCGATCAAGGCATCCCTTAATATGGGGATGTGTTGATTCTGGAAACACGATATATTATCCATAAACTTGAAGGCCGTAAGGCCGTTCTCATTTTTAATAACTGCCTGTAATGGCAGGTGGTAGAAGACATCTACTAGAAAACGCCAACGTGTAAACATTGGTTTTCCTAATAGACGCAGAAGAGTTGAAATTTGGCCGGGTATGTTACCCTCTCTAAGTAAATTCCATCCGTGCGTCTGCATTGTTCTAATGAACTCTACTATCATAGCAGGGTGATTTGAACTTTCATGTAAACCTTTTAGGGAGAAGGGAGAAATCTCTTCACCATTGAGGAATACACGAGAAGCAAATTCAAAAAGAATCTTAGATTCTATTGTTTTTGTTTCTGAAAATTCTACACCTAACTGTGACATTAGTGTTCTGTATTGCAATGCTACGCTTTGGTCACTTATTACTATATCATCGCCCAAAATGGCGTATTTAGTAAATGGAAATTTTTGGACTTCCATAGCTGCTGCTTGCACCACTATGTGGTGTGTCAGCGCAAAAGTGGCCCAAGAACTATAAGCACCCATAGGTTGACCTGTTTTATATTTAACAGACCCACCTTCAGGTGTACTATAGCCCTCTTGGATAAGAATAACGGACCATGCTTTGGCTCTGGCCTCGCCGATGAGATAAGTAAGTACTCTTTGCTGTAAAGCAATAGGGAACCTATCTGTCGCATCTTTAAGGTCAAAACTAAAGTAAGGACCAGACCCCAAAACTTGTTTGAAATTACCCTGATTAAAAGTCATATCACTTTTCAGTGATCGCAACACCCCCAAAAGGGAATTGTGTAATGGCAGTAATGCCGTCTGTGACCAATAATCTAGGATAGCTACAACACGAGTTTTACCTTCCTTGTCAGATATCGAAGTTACTCTTCTCAGAGTCTTTATATCTACACCGGTAGGTTTTAAACGTAGTGAAAGATCTTTCAGTCTGTTAGATAGTGTTTTACCACCTATACAACAGATCGATTCAAAGAGTGACATATTCTTCTTTAGGTTGAATACCTCACTTAATGAGTCGTTAAGAGCATTCCCTCCGTTTGGAGAGGTCTTTGTACTTAAATGATAATCTCTAAAGTCAATCTTTAAGGATTCTCTCCTTATATGTTGCCATCTGAAGAATCTATTGATTCTATACTCCCATTTTGGGTCTATAGATCCTTTAAATTCTTCAGTAATAGGTGCATAGTTTGGATCGGGACTGATAGTAATAGTTTTACTTACATTTAAAAGTGTAAGGACAAACTTGATGTCAGTGTAATCTCCACCTTCGATTAGTTTTAGCATGGGACCTAAGTCCCCTGGTAGACCTTTCTTGTTGATTGAGATAAACTCCTTAACTTTGAATAATGGTTCTTTAGCAATGAAAGCTATAACAATAGCGCGAATCACCTTTACACGTTTACAAGTGTAGGGTATTCCATTGTGCTGAAACCAATATTCAATCTTATATAACCAATGCTCTATACATTTTCTGTATAAAGATTGTTTATCTAGGGAAATTGGTAATTTAGGAACAATCCATTTTGAAAGAATGGACAAACTTAAATTTAAAATTTTCATATTTTGACTTTGGTTCATTGTCTTTATTGGTCCCGTCTGTTCTAAACGAAACGTCGTCAAGACCGTCACGAGGAGTTTACCGGAGGGCTCTATTTTAAAATAGATGCGGGTAACATAAATTCCCTTTATCCGAAAG